TAGTGTTGATGCTTGAACACATCGTCTTTTGTTAAATTATACTTGATGTACTTTTCTTTTAAAATTTCTGTTTTCATTTCTTGATTTTTTTGTATGGTTAAAAATATAAAATTAATTCAAATCGTTAATAATGTCTTGTAAATCATCATCATCTAGCTTTTCATCCCATAACTCATGTAATGTTTCACTTTGGTTTAATATTTCTTTTCCTTTAATGTATGCATACATATTAGCGACTTTTTCAGGGTCTGTAAAGTCTGTTGTAACTTCACCAAAATTATCATTTTCATAATCATATATTTCACTTATCACCTTGAATGTGCCTATTTTTTCAACCCACTCTTTAGCATGAGCAGTACCGAAAATATAATAATCAGTATTAAATATTTCATGATGTAAGTCTGAAGCTTCTGGGTTTGTTCCTTTTAAATATTCTAGCATATCTATTGTGTAATTTATTAATTCTTCTTTCATTTTTCTTGTATGTATTTAATTAATTGTTTTTTAATGTATTCTATTTGTTCACTATCTATCCATTCTAGGAAGTTAAAAGCGTCTAAACACAATGTAAATTCTTTACCGTGTTCGTCTTTTCCTCTTAGGTATATTTCGTTATCTACACATTGAAATGTATTAATCTCGTGTAGTCTTTTTACAATTTCTGTCATTTTACATTTATTATTAAAAAAGGTTGATTATTATTATTTCTATAACGATTTAACCAGAATCTTTTCAACTCAACGTCATAGTCAGTTTGTATTTGCCATCCGTATTTTTCAAACATTTCTTTGAATTTATTATGTCTTTGTAATTCAGTTCCTATACAAATTACTGAACTACTGCTTTTTACAAAGTCATTATTTTGAAAGCCTCCTATTCTAGGTAAACGAATAGGCATATAGTCAGGCTTTAAATTCCATTCTGTAGCCTTAACTATTTTATTATCTAAGTACCTATTTTCAGAATTCCAAAAAACAGGCTTGTTGTAATCTACATAAGTAGCGTACTCTAAATATTCTGCGTCTCTTATAGTCATCTTAACAGTATGTATAAATGTATATTACTATAGTTATGTAAGTTGCTGCAACCACCGTAAGCATAGCTAAAGCGTCTAAAACCTTGTTTTTAAACAGCTTTTTTTTCTCTGTAAGATTATAAGTGGTGTAATTGTTTTCATTGTTTAGTTTAAAGAAATTATCTTTTTCTAAACTATTAAGGTAAGTTACCTTATTTGTGTGCTTGTTTATAATTTTATAGTTTTCCATTTCTTGATTTTTAATTATTATTATTTAGAATGTTTCTGGGTGACCTTCAAATGCTATTTGTTCTTCTTTGCTTGCATTCATATACTTGGCTCTTTGTTTGAAGAAAGCTACAAACAACTTACAATCTGAATAGAATCTATCCATTGATTCAATCCATTCGTATTTGCTAGAATAAACTTTACCATCAAATTGCATATAATCATCATACTCGCCTATCAATATATGACATCTACGTTCTGAATCATATTTGGCTTTAACCTTAACCTTATTCGGCACTATCTTATCTAATATAGTTTGCGCCTTTTTAATTTCTTCGTTTACTTTAATCATTGCTTTTTTATTTTTAATTATTATTTTAGTTTATTAGCTTCAAAATTTCTATCAGCGCTTAATTGTGCCTCTCTTATAGTTTGCGCGTAAGACTTACCAACGTTGTTTTCTGGCATTTTTAGGCTAGCTAACTTTCTATGTAATGTAGTTTCTACTGCGCTTAAACGACCATTTTTTCTCACATTTTCCATAGTAGTCCACGGACATCTTTTTCTTTGTGCCTGTACCTCTTTCAATTCTTTATATGTTTTTTGTATCAACCTAAAGTTTTCGTAAGTTACTTTAGTTTTTAAAATTTGCTCTCTGTTCATTTTTACTCCTTTTGAATTTAACATGTCTTTAGTTTTTTTAATTATTATGTAACAAAGATACAATAAAATTCTTACTAACCAAAGTTTTAACTAACTTTTTAACAAAAAAAGTCAATGTAACCTAGTAAATTAATTAATATATTTATGTAAATAAGGTTAAAAAAGACGTTAATAACCTAAATTCCGAGCAAATAAACGATGACAATTAATAAGAAATACGCTAAATAAATTTTATAATTAGGATTTTCTTTCATTATAGAGGCATTAATAAATTAAGTGGAGTTCTACCATTATTAAGTATAACAGCACAGCCGACTGCTGGTCTCTTGCCGTATTTAGCATAAGCCATAGCATAAGACTTATGATTTATTCCGCAGCCCACTTGAGTTCCAAAGACTCTAAACTTTTTACCGACATAGTGTTCTGTGTAGCATTGAGTGTGCAAATGCCCTTGTACAGTATTCATCATATCAGCTCTACACTTAGTGCGAGCCGTACCGCCTTCTCCATGACAATATTGAACATCATCTAGTTCATAACGTTCTACAAAATTCCAGTCAGGAGTTTCTAAAACTTCTTTGAAAGACTTAATCCATTTAGAAGGTATAGATGAGGTTTGAGCCTTCCTCATTATAATGCGGTCATGATTTCCGATTACTACAGTAGCTATTGGAAAAGCTTTACGCCATCTTGCTATTCTTTTAATAGCTAACTCTAGTTCATCTAAGCCGCCCATACCATCTGCTGAAGCTTCGTGGTAACTTGAGTAATGATTGTCAATTATATCGCCTATAAAGACTACCTCTGTGCAGTTATACGCATAGTATTGTTCTATACAGAAGTCTAGGTAGCCATCAAGACAAAAGGGTTCATGAAGGTCTCCGATGACTAGCACATTTCTAGTCTCGGATTCCCTCATTTTTTTTAGCGCCACTATTTCATGCGGCTTTAATCTATATCTATTACTTTCTTTTTGCGACATCTGCTATACCTTGTCCGACAATTAAAGTAAGGATTGCGTAATAAAGGTCTTTTGCAGTTGATTCATCAACTCCTAAATAAGAAACAATAGCAGGCACAACTACCGAACTGATAGCATACCAGAACTTCTTGCTCTTTACCATCTGACCAATTAAGTACTTCTCTAAAAACTTTTTCATAATTATTTATTTTTGATTATTAAATTAATATTTTCACCGCCTAAATATAAGATTTCCTGTATTAGTAAATCCATAGACAAACGAGAGTTTTTAACAGCGTCCTGTTCACGACCTTTGCCTACTAGAATACATCCGCTTGTGTCTTTTGGTGTATTACCCCTATGAAACAATATAAAGTCTCTATCAGGCACATCTTGTACTATTAAATGAATGTAATCTCTTGTGGCGCTTTCACGTGGTAATCTCAGTCTTACCTTGTACGTGCCTGCTGGTATACAACTGATGTTCCTTTGATTGTTCTTCCACGGGTTTTCCAAGGTGTCACAAAAACTTTCACCATCAATGAATAATTTACCGATAGTTGATTTCTCTGTAAAAGTGTCTCTAATGATTAGCAGATTAACGCCCTTGACCTCTGTAGACTTTTTTGTAGGCGTTCTGTCCTTTACTTGCGTTTTTGGAATGGACTCCTTTACGTTTCTTTCTAGAACTCTTATAATTGCTTGTAACAACTTTACGAGCCATCTATTTAATGTTTTCAAGTTTACAATTTTTATCACACAAATTCAAACAAAACTTGTTTGCTGAAAGGAATAGTAAAATTTTACAGATTATTTTTTTCATATTTAAAAAATTTATATATAGTGAATGATATTGCTAGTATTAATGATACCAGCGTTAGTATTTCGTTGCAGTCAGTTATACTAAATGCTATTGCAGACGTGTTAGCTACTCCTACTTGTATTGTGTCTTTTACTTCTGTCATTGTTTTTAGTTTTTTTATCTAAGTAAGATTTAAGCTTCGTTACGTTCTTAACTTTAGTTTTATAATATTTTTTCATTATGAGTAATCAGATGCGTTTAAAAAGTTTCTCAATGTAAGTCTAGTGCTTTGTCTACTAGGTCTTTCTAAGTTCATACCATTATAATAAGCATTTCTATCAGGGTCAACGTCAGCGCCACTATTTGTGCTGTATTCAGGAAATTCAGTTAGATTATTAGTGATATATTTAATCATTCTTTCCGTGAAGTATTCTGCATTATTTCTAACTTCTTCTCTAAGATGTTGCGCTTCTTCTGTGCTTAGTGGAGTTCCTGTCTCTGAGGTCTTAGAATATATGTTACCGTTTTCAATTTTAAATCGTAAATAAGGTATACACATATGTAACGCCCATGAAGGAAGCATATCGCCTATATACTCATCTACTAAAGTCTTGTATGCACCTGTTAGAGTTCCTGCTTTAATTTCATTTTCTAATTTTTGGTACAACTTTGTACCTAGCTTAGTCTCAACATAAATTCTTTGCGCCTGTAAAACATACGGCAACAATAATTGAGGGTCTACATTCAAGTTAATTGCTGTAGAATCTTTAAGCTTTTCTTCTGATATAAATAGTACGTATGCCATGATTATCGAGGTTCTAAAAATCCGTTATTCTTCATTCTTTTTGGTGGTTTATTAACTAAAGGATTATTCCTTTCTGCTGTAAACCCTTCTGACAATGCCTTTGTATATCCTATTAAGGTGTCAGATGTAATATTTTTTTCATAGTAAACCGCTTCATCATCTGATGCTGGCGCACGATAGATTTGCCTCAACCAATAATGATGACAGTTACCTCCGCCTTTGTATAACCAGATTGAGTAAGTGTCTGCACCACGAGGTCCCCATCCTGGATTGACAGCTTGTGAGCCCATGTTGATAATATCTTTTTTACGATATACTTTTCTAGCTGATGTCATTAGCCTACAAAAATCTCTAGTCTCACCTTCTTGTCTTAAAAAATCATCTTTAGTATAAACGTATCTTACTTTATAAAAAAAAGTTCCATCCTTATTTAATCCATCTTGTGAACTTCTAGCGTTTGGGTTTGCTCTACCCGTTGAAGCTAATTCTAATTTTTCTGCTGTTATTTTATTCAACTCTTCTTCAAAGTCAAAATCTTCATGTTCTCCGTCTACTTTTTCTTCATCTATTAATTCCCAGCCTTCTGGCATATCTTCACCGTATTGCTCTATAAAATTTTGTAACTCTGTATAATCACTTTTTAAGTTTACGCAGTTACATTTTTTTAATTCTGTAGCCTCGTCATGTCCTGTACAAGCCATATACACAGTCTCGCCTTCTAATTCATGCTCGTGATAACCCTCACAGCCGATTGTCTTTGCGTGCGCTTCTGCTTCTGCTATAGTTGTAAAAACAGGCTGCCCATCTATCATTCCAGCCTTTGATAGTTTTACCTCATCTTCAACTGTTTCTTCTTCTCCTAGTGGTTGTAATCCTAAGCTTTCTCTTATCTCATCTTGAGTCATTACTTCTCTTACAGTCTTAGAATCAAACTGAACTGTAATAGGTTTTAATTGCTCAAAGTCTACCTCTAAATCCATATTGTTTACAGAGAATATAGTTTGTAAAGTGTCTAAGATATTTAATTGGAAAGGTCTAACTACTGTATTAAGATAAAAATTTGCAGCGTTTATAAGCTCGTCTGTATTGCTTGAGAACCCGTTGGTGCTATCAATACCCATAAGTGTCTTAGAAGTCACCCTATGACCTGTGAGGATGTTTTGAACTAAGAGTTCCTGCAAGGCTAAATATTGTTTGTCTGCATCACTTACACTTATAGGAGTTATCTCAGGCGTTCTAGTTTTATCATCTGAGAACGTCAGAATGAACTTCCCAGAATTTTTTGCGCCCACGAATTTTTCTGTAAGACTTTGTTCTATTTGAAAACGTTCTTCTTGAGTCGGCACGCCATTAGCAAAGCTGATGAAGTATGAACCGCTGAAACCATTTTCTATATTATTAAGATGGAACTCCGCTACCCTCTGGTCGACTAATGCCCAATTGTTTGCCGCTATGTAGTCAGGCGTGTGATAGATGTCCATATTAGGACTGTAAGCCCCTGTATAAATTAATTGGCTGCCTGATGTTCTATCGTTTGTATTAAAAGCTGCTATCGGGTATGGCTTGTGCGTTCTTATATTACTCCAGTCAGCGCTGATATAATAAGTGTCTACCTTTCCTAACTCATTCGGTCTTCCTGCTCTAACCCTCTCTACAGGAACGTGGTATACTTCAGCGATTTGTGTACGCTCTCTATTCCATACAATATGTAAAGCGTATGCTCCTTGTAGCTTAAAATCAAACGCCACTTTTTTAATAACTTGATGTAAGCTTTCTTTACTATTTGCATGGCGCATAAACTTTTTAAGTTTTACATACGCATCTAGATTTGTATCTTCATCTTCTATAAACAAGTTCTCTCCAGCAATCATTTCAGCAGTAGAATTAATCACCGCCGCATGGGTTGACGAGTTGTAGTAAAGGTCTATAAGAAACTGAGGGTATAAGTTACGCCACTCTTCCGTACCGTATTCTATGTAATCTCTACCTCTTACCTCTTGTATTATTGGTGCAGTTTGCGTTTCTAAATTTATACTGAGTATATTTTCCATTTTATAAGTTTGATAAATAAGTATTTACATTAGCTGTTAATGCTGCACTTTCTGTGTCATATATTTGTATTTCACTAATAGTGCCATCATAAGGATTAAGGTCTGTTCTTCTTACTCCTATTGCGTTAATATCAGCAGTTCCTGCTAATGTTTCTGTATCCGATTGTGCTACTCCATTTTTGTATAACGTAATTAAGTTAGACGAATTTCTTGTAATTACTAAATAGTTATCTCCAACAAAGCTACCGCTATCTAAACTAATGTCAACTTGAGAACCATCTGTTTTAAATCTTAAACTTGTACTTGTACTAATTTTAAAGAATTCGTTTGTCGTAGTATTAGAACCTATAACAGTTACATTAGATACATCAGGATTTAATTTAATTCCTACAGTAAATGCGCCACTTAAAGTAATGTCACTAGCCGAACCTAAGTTATGAACATCAGCCGCAGTAAACTGTATAGCCCCTGAATTGTAAGCAGGCTGCTCGCTTGCAGTAGCTTGTACCATATTAAAACTATTAGAAGAACTATCTGCCCACGCAGACACATCAGAACCATTTAAAGTAATTCCTGTTTGATATTTATACCAAGCTTCTAAATTACTTTCTTCAGCAGGTGACCAAGCACCATACTTCATTGATGTTAAACTTAATCCTAGTTTTAGTGACTTCATTACTCTTTATATCCTATTGCTATACCGCTAGTAAGTGTCATAGCTTGTATACCCATTAGTAAAGTTGTTCCAGCAGGTAGTGTAGTTTGTAAAGCTGTTGCATTAGTTACTCCTGCAGCAGTTATAGCACTTACTACGCTTTGTACAGGGAAGTATACTGCATAAAAATCTTTACCTGATACTGCTCCTGTAAATACTTCTGTTCCTGCATTCTTTCCTAACTGCTCAGTTAATAATTGTTGTACGTTTTCTATTGCCATTTTTTAATTTTTTATTGTCCGTAATATATATAATTTGTTCCGCTAGGTTCTTGCCTTTGTGTATACTGAACCTGTTGAGTACCGTCTTTTTCTGACACATTCATTTTACCTTTTGTTACTAAACCCTGCACCACACCATGTGTAGCGCCTATAGGTAACACATCATCTTCATTTATTGGCGCATTCCCTGCGCTAATTGCTACTGCCCCTGTCCAACTCACCTCAAAAACTTCATACTTCCAATATCCTGCAGGCTTAAAGTTTACTGCACCTGTATAAACGTCAGGAGTAGTATTATAACTAAAACTAAACTTCGTATATCTATCATAAACCAAATGAACGTCTGAGTAAGCGTATTGAACAGACTTATCCATGTCATTAGTAAATTTAACTAAATACCTAATCTTAGACGAATCAACTGAAGTGTCTATACGGTTGTCTTCAGTTTGTAGGTAAAAAATTAAATCAGTTTCAGTTATTGCTTGTATCATAATTAGTTCGTCTAGTATATAATAGAAAAGCTTCGAATTTATTTGTATTATTAAAAGAAAAAGGAGTGCCTTAGCACCCCTCAATCAAGAAATATAATGAAAACTACTAATTATTTTAGTTAGAATCTACACCACCTAGTGTGAATCCTGCGTTGTCAAATGGATTAGTTGTATAATCTGGTACGAATTGGAAAGGTTTATTTTCCAAGCCATCGAATGTAAGAGTGTA